GCTATCAGTTGAGATAACCAGCATACCGTTAGCCTTAGCCGCGACTTCACCAATCTGCCGACCGAGCCGGTTAAGCACTTTCTGCTGTTCGATAGCCTGCTCAACTGGCGATGTGTCATCAATCAGGTGGTCGCCGTAGTTGACTAAGTTACCAAAGATAAACGGCTTCTTAGGGAACTTAAGCAGGTTCAGATTCTCACTAGCATATAACCAGTTCGGGTTACGATCTTTCTCAAGCACCAAGTCTTCAAAGTACCAAACAACGCCCTCGACTGGCTTATTACCTACGTAGTGTGTGACCCAGACTTCCCTTACGGCTATCTCTTGGCTCATCTGCTTAGTGGTCTTGCGCTGGATACCTAGCTTCTTCTGTATTTCTTTAGCCTTGCTCGGATACTCAGCCAGCAGTTCATCAACCGACTTCTTCAGCACGTGACAGACAAACGCTGGATTGCCACCTAATGCGGTGTTCTTGTCAAGGATAATGTGTTCCGGGTTGATTGCCTCGCTGATTATCTCGCCATGCTTGCCGTAAAGCTTGTCGTAACGAAACTTAATAACGCTAATTCTCTTGAGGCGGATGTTACGTACCGATAACTCAATGATGCGTTCTAGGTCAACAACATCCTCACCATGCGCCTTAATAGCTTTCTCAAGATCACCAGCGAACAGCTTGCTGCGGTCTTCCTTACTAGCTGGTATGACAACCGGGCCAGCTATCTGCGCTGTGACATAGGCTGTGATACTCTCTTCGCCTAAGAATATCTGGTTCTCTTTATAGGCTTTCTGGTGCTTGTACAGGCCAGCCTCGTCAATCTTACCGAGATGGTAGCGAACGTTCTCGTTACGAACATTCTTAAGGTCAAAGCCTTTAGCATCGTTCCAGTAGTCACGTGATTCATTGATACGGAAGTCGAGGTTCTTGATGATATCTGCGTCGGAGATGTCTAAGGACAGACTGGGCAGCTTATCAATCACACCGGACTGTTGGCTAATGTTATCTACGGTGGTGTTGTCATAGACAGGTGAAGTGCGATCGTATTGTACGCCCATTACTTAGTAGTCTCCTCTGTTAATTTACTAAACTTATAGTCGATATGGTCTTTTAACTCTTGCTGATGGCGTGCGTGTTGCTTCTTAAGTTTGAAGTAGCCAACCATCCATAGAGGTACTGACCAGATAACCGTAGCAACTAAGTTGCCCCAGACGTTCATATATAGCCAGTGTATTAGTTGCATGAATACTTATTTTATAGATATGATTGACAAATAAAGCTTGTCTTAGTGCGTAGTATACATCACTGAAACAAAACTGAGTAGGGAGTCTTGCATGAGTGACAAATGTACTCGATGTAGTTACTACTTGGCGGTAAGTCTTTAAAGCTTGCCCCGTAAGCATTGCTGACTAGGATATGACTACTATTAACTTTGAACAGCACACGCTTGCAGTTAAAGCAGTGGTACCAAGTCATCTCTACTGCTGGCTCCTGACTAGCGTAGATATACATCGTTATCATCATAGCCATTACCAGTCTCCCTCTATGCTTTCTTTGATAGCCCGGCCCATGTTATGACTAAAGCCCTCAGCTAGGCCAGTCTCAGGATTAGTTATAAACGAATGCACCACACGGTCAGCTGGACTAAGTGTCTCAACCACACCGGCCTGTGACCCACTGTTGCGCCAGTAAGTCTCCATGCGGTAACGTATTGCGTCCATTGCATGATTGAACATGTCAATCGGTTTGTTAAGCACTTTGCCGTCACGATCTACTTCCCACATGTAATTGCGATACTCTTTGATAAGATTAGTAGACTGCTTAGGTACACTGATGCGCTGGTCTTGCATGAACGCTATGCCTTGGTTAATACTGCCTTGACCCTTTTGCGCCGGCTGAATGTTCACGCCAAAGCTGCGTATCTCGTCAATGCTCTTAGGCTCACTACTATCGGCATAGACCGTAGACTGCGGACTATCTAAGTTAAGAATGACATCAGCTATCTGCTTATTGCTTAAGCCTTTTTGATACAACACTTCCTCTAAGATAAAGCCGCCATTGTACTTGTAGACATTTATAAGTGCCGTTGGGTCGTTGCTATAGCCGAAGTCTAGGCCACGCCCTTCTAGCTTAGCCTCATGCGGTATGTCATACAGTTCAATATCCCAGCCACGAAATACCTTGCCCTCAACCTCGCCAAGCTTACCCTCGCCGTAGACACGCCACCATTGCTTGTTATGTTTGTGACTCTCGATATCATCAACAATCTCCTGGCTAAGGGCTTCATTGTCTTTGTACGTCAGTGTTAAGAAATCATGGTCACGGTTTGGCATAACTTCCGTGTATGCCCAGAACTCGTTGGTAGGGTTCCAGTCAATGATAATCAACTCACGAGTACGTACCATCATTTGGTCGGCTGCTTCCCATCTAATGTTATTACCCTCATTCATGTACAATCTGTCACGCCGTGGCCCACGAGTCTTGCTCGGCATATCTGCGCTAAAGAACTCTATCTTGCTACCTGTTTCAAATGTATAGATAAAGTCCGACCTGTTCCACGACGCGTCTTTGTAGTAGCCATGCACCTGCATAATGTTTAGAAAGTCACGCATTGCGCCTTTTTTAAGATGCGGCATTGTCTCACTGACTACGCTAGACAGCTTCGGCTGAGTATCGGTCTGTGCCAGTTGTATGAGCTTAAGCAGACTGCTAATAGTCTTACTAGCACTCGTTCCACCAGCAATACATTGAATACGCTTATTAAGGGATAAGATTTTGCGTGTCGCTGTTGTCTGGCTGTACACTTACTGCTCCTAGAATTGGTATTGGCAAATGTACTGTGTTGTCTATTTGCGATTGATCAACCCAGCCATAATTGTTCTTTAAACTGAATATTGCCATCGTTGCATTGAGTCCGCCTTGCATCGCACGAGACTCGATTGCAGCCTCGCACTTGACTAATGCTCGTTTTATAGTGGGGAAATACTCATCCTTAGAACGATAGTTATACAATGTTTTTCTGTCAGTATCAAGATGAACTGCTAAACCTGTTATTGTAGGCAAGTCGCGTAAAGTATCACATCGTTCAAAATACGCTTCAACAAGTATCGCGAACTCATCGGGATTGTTGAACTTATTAGGCTTACCAGGACGACGATAAGTAACTAACTCAATACTAGATTTAGGGCTGCGGGATATGGCCTTACTCATTCTCTGAATAATAGCACACTACCGTTTCTGTACACCCCCAAAGCCACTATTCTTATCATAAACATAATAACCTTTCTCTGTTCCCTCCTCTACCGAAAAGATTACTGTGTTCTTATCATTCTTCACGAGCGTTGCCTCGCTACCGCTAGGCGTTATAAACACATTGCTCTGCATATCTGTTCTATCAAGCTGTGATGTCTCATGTCCGCACTTGCTACAAGTCGTTACATATCTGTCTACAGCATAGATGTGTAACGTATGCTTATTGCAACTTACGCAGAATAGTTTAGCTGGATTCATTACTTAAGTTTACTCTTAACTTGGCTCGCCTCGATGCGCCAGACGCTATACCGCCTAACTTTCCCGCCCGTCTAGCTAGTTTCTTATTCAACGCAAATCCACTATTATGTCCGTTCTTACCGCCTACTTTACCAGCTTCTGAATGTAGTTTACTCTTGCCGTCTGCCGTTAGGCCATACCGTTTCAAGACAGTTGCTTGAGCTTTTATCGCTCCGGCTTTAGTCTGTGTCATTTGATTACCTTGGTACGCCTGCTAATCTTGCCGCCTACCCTGCCCCACTTTTGAGCAGTTTCCTTAGTGAAGCCACCACCTCGGCTGATCGTGCCGCCCATTTTGCCTACCCGAACGTGAAACTTACTCTTACCATCTTCAGTCACGCCCTCTTTAGCTTTGAGTGCTTTGCTTATGTTTGGATACTTCTTGCCTTTAGTAATCATTTCTTGTCCTTTTTCTCATTCATTGCTATTTCATGTAAGCGGTACAATGTTATTTCCATAATCTCAAGTATATGGTTATAGCGTTGCCACTCTTTCTTACCCTCTTCATTGTCAAAAGCTTTGAACGCTTTATCCCGTAGTAAAGTAATACGTTCTAAATCCATCGTGTAGAAGTGCGTGTCTTCTACCAACTTGCTTAGTTCAGTCCGTTTGGCTTTAGCTGTCTGAATCATTGCTTCTGTCTTTCCTTTAATCGCTTAGCAACTGCCTGAGCCTTTTTAAGCCCGTATAAGCTATCATCATGCATGATTTGCTCTAGTACTTGGTCTTTGGGCGGTACTACGCTTCCAGCTAGGTGTACGTCGGCCACAGTTAGGCAAAAGGCTGCCTGTTGTTCGTTGGCTGGCGCTTGCTGATTATGTAGAACCTTGTAGATGGCCAGAGCTTTATCAGGGTCAACATTTTGTTTACTACCGTCTGTATAGATTAAATACGCCATCCTGCCACTAATGTAGCACAAGCCTAATAACAACACAAGCATAAAAATACGCCCCTAGGACGGAAGTACCTAAAGGCGTATTGACCGGAAAAAAGTATTTGAGTGGTGCCTGCCGCATAGATTCGGCCGAGAAGTTTGTATAACCCGGCTGCTGGATATAGGTACGGGGTGGATTCCCGCTTCTATGACTCCGCAATACTCGGCAGACCTCTGGATAATACCTATGTAGCTTGCATTTGTAAATAGACTACTTTATATTACTAAGCAACTGAGAGACCTTGTCTAAGATCACTCGGCTAGCAAGAAAAACACCCCCGTGAGGAGGTGTGATTCAGCGAGCCTTGTCTACTGATATAGTAGCAGAAATCGTAATTGCGTCAAGCACATTATTCGTGATTGATATTACCAACTCAGCCCGACAGGACGCTATAGCTGGCGAACGACTCAGGGGCTTACAATATCTGAGTAGATGTGATCGGTAAGTCACGAACAGCTTTAACTGGGGTGCGGTGCCTCTAAACAGCCGCCTTACGCCGAAGATCGTTCTTTAACAATCAACTTAGTAATAAACCTTTTACCCCCGCCGACCGTAATCACTCCGTAACCTAGATTTAAGTATTATCTACTTGAATTAGCTACTGAATCCAGACCAACTAAGTAAATACAGAGAACTAAACTAGAACCCACTTCGGATTAGCTATAGTAAAGACGCTGTAAATGTAGCTCCCTTGCAGCTAACACTGTTAATTAAAGGGTAGATTAAACGTGGCTAATGCTAGAATAACTAAACAGATAAGGAACAAATATATGTCAATCAAACCAATTCCAATCCAACAGATCCCCAACAAACTATTCGCTCGCCTACCTATCGAGAAGACCTACAAGAATGGCCGGGTACGCTTAATCACGCCACCATTACGGTCTGATAGTAAAGTTATTAAAATCGATAACAGTTTTAAACGTAATCCTAAAGGGTAAGTCTAGGCAACCAGCTAACACCTAACTCGTTACGTATCTCCTGGCGAGTTTGTGTGTGATTCATTGCGTCGTAGTAACCAGCATAGGCGTCTAGCATTGAAATGCCTATCACACGGGCCGTAGACCGCCCTGCGGCAGTGATTCCCTCAATTATCCTATGTGTAGCAGTTGCTACTTTTAAGTTGCGTTCAGCGGCTCGTATGGCTGAATAATAGTCTTCGTCGGCTTCGCCATTACGGGTGACCAGTAAGTTTGCTATGTCGGATTGTTCGATGTTTGTTTGATTTGCTTTCATGTCAACAATAGTATCATACATACTTGTGTAAGTCAATACTTATATGTATACTACCCTGCATATGAAAGAAACAACTATACGAGTACCGGTTAATTTGCGTGACAATATTAAAGCGGCTGCCCTAGCCCGTGCTAAGTACATAGGTATCAACAAGCTATCTATGGTTGATTATTTACGGTTACTTATAGCCGAACAGCCTAAGGACTTATCCACAGGTATACAAAAAAGTATTTGACTAAGTATGTAACGTGATGTAAGCTAAGGCTATCACTAAGTAATTCATGAACGGACGTTAAGCACATGAAGACCACAACTACTAAACAGAAAACCGTAGACGGAGCTAAGTTTAAGCTTCAAAGCAATGACGGTTACTTTTACCGGATTGACTGCTTCGAGCCTAACGGCCGGTTCAGTCACTGTATCTTCGAGGGGCAAGCAGTTGCCGCTAACGAACTGTGGAAAGAGATAAAGTAATGACTACCCTACAAGCAGACCTCCAGGTCTTAAAAGACACGACCGAAGCCTACAAGCTGTTGGTCGAACAAGCTAACTGTAACCACGCTTTTCTGTTCGACCATAATGCAAGTGGCCCGTTACAATGTGAATTGTGCGGACTGGAAATGGATTTCTAATGGCTAACTTTACTATTGAAAAGAAAGTAACTGACATGTCTATCTACGGCATTACTGGCGAGAACCAATGGGCCGGTGACGTAATTGTTAAGAGTAAGAACGGCATCAGTGTACATGGTACATACTTCCCTACTAAGGCACAGGCCGAAGCTTACGTCGAACGCATGGCAAAGGAGATTGTGTAATGTCTGAAGCACTAACCATCTGCAACATCTGCGGTGAGCCGACTTACCACAAAGGCCCTGACGCACTCGACTACTGCCCTACCTGCGACATGATCGTTGAGGACAACACTCACGAGGTCATGGTATGAACCTACAACAAATCTGCGAAGAATACGCTAAAGGGTTTACCCGTATAGAACTCTAACCAGCTGGTGCTCACTTGATATATAGGCACTCACCCGCCGATATCAAGGTAAAGGTAATAAGGTTAACACCGACCAGCCGTCCTGAACATTAACAACTTAAGTAAACATTCTGGCCGGTAAGTAATACTCGCAAGAGTTACAGCCCCGTCACTGGGTTACTGATTACCGGTCAAGATGTTTACTTAAACGAGAGCAAAGGGAGTAATGGCACAGCTAGATTTATTCGACACTACGCCAACACAAACAGCTATAAACAAAAGTTATGAAAATGCACCAATACAATGGATAGTGAGAGCAGAAATGATTATTAGACAATTAGCAGTAAATGGACAAAGTTTCAATTCAGATCGAGTATGGTCTGAGCTAGAACAGCATGGCCTAACAGTCCGTGAGCCACGGGCCTTAGGCGCAATCATGCTACGGCTGGCTCGGGCTGGCGTAATCCGTTCGACGGGTCAGTATGTGAAGTCAGTTAGGAAAGAGGCGCATCGTCGCCCAATTTGCGTCTGGCAGGGTCTATAGCATGACCTCTTCCCTAACCACCGGCAAGCGTCGCCGTCGATTTGATAAGTATCAGCTAATGCTTGGTGACGGTATGGCGGCAATGTCATCATCGTACATGAATAGTTTTGACGATTGTAACTTTGCCGCTTTGCAGAATAAACTAGACTACATAAATGAGGAGATAGCTAAGATGGATAACAATCCAAATCGTGAAGACCAGGAATTTGAGATTTGCAAAGAGCAGATCATAGCTTTAGGGGAATTAGGGCTATGACCTCACCAGAAAAACTAAAAGACATACCCGTAGCCCTAATTCAAACTATCGGGGTTAGCCTACTAATGTTAGGGGAGGTGCTGCTGGGTACGACAATTCCAGAGTCGGCTAGATGGATGGAGGAACACCATGAGTAAAATACACAAAGTCAGGCATTACTTCTTTATGGCGGTAGGCTTGCTGATTATTTACTGGGGCGTTAGAGATGTCAATACGGCTAAAACTGGCGTGGAGTTAATCAGAGGGTTCTTTTGGATAATAATTGGCGGGTTAAATATATGGACAGCAAAATGACCTTTCAAGAAGCAGCCCCCGAAGTAAACGAAAATCAGACCAAGCTAGTCTATTCAGAATTGATTGGGATGTTGCCTAGAAACAGGACTGACATCACTGGCTACCATGAAGATTTTGTACCAGAACAATTAACTAGAATTACAGTAGCAAACAGAACCTACAACCAAGCCCTAGCCGACGTTAAAGCTGTTCTTGAGGAATATTTCGGAGTAAAGGGGAATTATGGCGACTCAAAGTAACTCTGAATTACAAGCAAAGCTAGAGGCAATCAAGCCGTTGCCCCCTGCCCCAAGCAAACGATGGCAACTGCGGGGCTGGAATATCAAGGGGGAGCGCCGTAGTGATTGGGCTATATACTTTGGCGACAGACCCGGCGCTTTCTTTATCGGCTTTTACTTCCCGCTACATACGGGGTGTTGCAGCCAGACGGGGATGGAGAGAGGATACGGTTGGCGCATAAAGGGCGGCTGGGAATACTATCAACCGGCAATACTAACTGGCTGCCTGTACTCTGGTCAAAGCAAGTGGCATATGTTCCCGACGTACTATATCCCCGCAAAACTCACGCACCTGTGGCGTATGCGCCGCAAATCATATAGACACGCAATAGTGAACGACTTGGTTGCGTTAGGCTTTGCAGACTCCCCAAGCGTCACCAATCCGCCCAGTAACCCCACTAACGTAAATCGAAAGGGATAAGAGAATGAACCAAGATAACGTAAAAGGAGATTTTATGGAAGAAGCAATGCAGCAAGATATAGATAAGTTCGCACACATGGATTTTGACCAGCTACTAAGTGCCTATGCTATCGCCTACAAAGCCAACGATGTAGTAACTTTTACCGACTATCGGGGCGAAATTATGGATAGAGTCCGAACTCTGAGAGTCGCCCAGTCTAAGTTTAAGAGCGTACTCCTATGACCCCCAACCAGCCCACAGCTACAGTACGGGAGCAGCTAGAAAAATTGCTTTGGATTGATGACGCTAAAAAAGCTTACGGAGATGTTAGCCTACACGCCAATGTTCGACCAGCACCACCAAATGGAGGCTTAGGCTATACGTTTGACATCGAGGGTGCTGCTGACCAAATCCTAGCCCTCCTAGCCTCCGAAACTAAACGGGTAGCGATTGAGGAAGTCAATAAGTTTAGAGCGGCGATGACCTTTGAACATGCTACCCCATCAATTTATGCAGATAACCGTATTGCCACCCTTAACAAACTAGATAACGGGAGTAAGTGAAATGAGTAAATATAGAGAATGTGTTGACCCAATGTGTTGCCCGTCAGGGATTAGGGAGCATATCCAATACTACAAATATTTGAAAGATGTCACCGAAATTACGTTTAGAGAATACTGGTGGCATGGGTTTAAGAGTTTAATTGGTTTCAACCGAATGTCTGCCGAAGACCAAGCGGAACTAGAAGCCGACGAGGAGAAATTATGAGTAAACTTAAAGATACTGACATTTGCCCAACTTGTAGGGGTCAGGGTAACGAGGGCGATGTTCACTGCCCTACATGTGATGGGTCGGGTGAAATACCAGCTATGACCACCGAACAACCTAACGAGCAATGGCTAACTCAAGTTATTGCTACTTATCTGGAGGGATTACATAACCCTAATGAAGACGGTTTATATAATGACCTCCGAGCAAAGCGTGATACTGACGCACTAAAATCTGCCATCTTTAAACACACTCGCTCGGTGGAAGCGATAGAGGCTGTGTTGCAGTATGAGGGCTATTTCGTTAAAGGTGAATTAAAGGACGCAACCTATATGCAGGAAGTACGTAACGAATTACGGGCAGAGATTAGAGCCGCTTTGGAGTTAGACAAATGAGCGTTCACTTTAGCAGCCAAACAGATCTGTGGTCTACACCTCAAGAATTCTATGATAAGCTCCACGCCGAGTTTGGCTTTACGCTTGACCCATGTGCTACTGACGAGAACCACAAAACCCCTAAGTACTTTACATCTATTGATAATGGCCTAGCCCAAGACTGGGATAGGGAGATTGTCTTTATGAACCCGCCATATGGCCGTGAGATTGGCAAGTGGATGGACAAAGCCTCAACCGCACAAGGGGGGGTAGTTGTCTGCCTCGTACCCAGTCGAACAGACACAAGATGGTGGCACGATAACGTGATCGACAAAAATGCCGAAGTCAGATTTATTAAAGGACGCTTGAAGTTTGGCGGGCATGAAAACTCTGCCCCGTTCCCAAGTGCCGTAGTGATTTTTAGAGCCGCTTTGGGGCTGGGAGAGTCGAACGAGGGTCTAGCTCCTTGCGGACACTGCACGATGCCAAAAGCAATGCACCCGACCCCATATTGTAAGCGATACCGTGACCCAAGCGTTCCGTCGGAGAAATACATAGAAAATCACATAGTACCCAATGACAACACAGATGGCTCTATGACAAGCGCTAAGTCAACCTCCGATACAGAAAACGGTAATTCTGTTATAGATGGCGAGCGTGTATATCAGGATGTACCGAAAGAGGACACAGAGAAATGAAAACTACCATACTGATTAAAGAAAACCGTACCCAGCTTGTGCTTCACCCTGAGAGCAAGCACGACAACGCAGTTCTCGATATGCTAGAGAGCATGCCGAATACCCACCGCACCAACCTATATGACCGACAAGGTGGCTATACTATGTTCACGGAGTATGGGGACGGCTACGGCTATCACGACCAGAATAAAGACCTGATGATAGTATTCGACAGCCCAGAAGCCACAAAGCCAGTTACCGACTTGGTTGTGAAGAACTCTGACGGTGCGAAAGGTTCGGCTAATCCGCCCAAAGAACAATCATGATCACAATAAACAATAAGTCCTATCCTATCGTTTTGTTTACTTGGGGAAAGGTTAGCTATTAACGTCACCCAATACGGCATAATCCTGACCGGCGTAATCGTAGTAGTCTTAGCGATTGACGATACTACGCCGGTATTTAGACGTCGGAAGATTAAAGCTAAACGAGTTTATAGGAAGCGGAAATGAAACGACTATTAAGATGGTTTCATCCTGCCTGCCCTGATAAAGACGGTGGCCGTTTGTATGCTGCTGGTTTAGCCTTTCCAGACAGAATGTTTGATAGCTATTTTTATGAATGTGATAAATGTGGAAAACGATGGCTATGACACTCCCCTTGCTATCTGAAGAACAGGAACAAATAGCCTTTGTTAATTGGCTAGAGATTAAAGGTATCAAGTTCTCCGCTATCCCAAATTCTACTTTTACAAAAAGCTGGTCAGTTAAGAATCGTAATACACGCACCGGGGTTCGGGCTGGCTTGCCCGATCTGCTCATCGCCCTGCCCCACAAAGGTCTGCTGTTCATAGAAATGAAGCGAGTTAAGCGTGGCGTGGTGTCCGAGGCGCAGAAGTCTTGGATTGAAGTTTTGAACACGATACCGGGCGTTGAGGCAGTTGTTTGTTTGGGTTGTGAGGCGGCGATTGCGTGTGTGAGTGAGCATATAGGTTATAGTGCTTATGCTACTCCCCTGCTTGACAAAGAGGTCACTACATTTTAATTTAACACCGTGGGGGAAGTGGTAAACAGCCGGGGGAGGGGAGTGATAGCACCTATTTGACAGTTTGTATACATAAGTAAATAGCCACCCAAATCTCGCTAGGTGGCTATATTTTTATATGTGTTTTGAGGTGTTTGTATTTGAGTGATGCGAGTTCACGACTTTTTGTTTTAAAACTAATTCCATCACTTAATTATCTGTATACGCTTATGTATCTGAATTGTAAAGCATTTTGTTTATAGTGCGATATAGTAGGTGCATGACTGTTCTTTTTATCATAGTAGTTGTGTTTCTTTTATTGCTTAATACTGCACTTAACGATAAGCACTAGGCTTGGTTGTGATTGCCCCAAGTTGTCCAGACTCTGCCACGAACCGCCTCAAAGATTACTATAACTACAAAGGCTATTCCAACCGCACCTATGAAGCGTGGGTCGATTTGAAACCATCCGAGTGCTGTAACCGATTCTAGTAGGACGTATAAAGTTAGTACGAAAAAACTTAGTGACATAATTGCCTCCTTATATAAATTGTAATACCGATCGCTTGACGGCTAATGGGTTGCTGAGTTGCGACCGGGTTATTAAACTTACCGCTGACCAACCATAGGCTGCGCCGACTTCTTCTAAGGCTTCCTCACGTTCAATTTGAGCGACTATATCCAGTCGGGAGTTTTCAGGCACGACAGCCAGGACGTTACCAACGTCATTAACGTACACCAGCATTTCGTTGACGTAGGCTTTCTTAAAGCCCTCACGCCGCAGGAGTTTGCTACGGCGCAAAACTAGGCTAAACTGTTCGCCCCGGCGTTTGCGGCTACCAATTATAAGCACAGTAGCACCGAGGGCGGTTTGAAGCATAAGATCGTCTTGGTCTACAAAGCAATTGTCGTAAAATGATACGAGTCTGGTTTTGATCGAAGATAGTGAGATTATCATATGCTGTTAGTATACGCTGAGAACAGAAATGGCAAGTGTGATAATTCGCTATTGGGTGTGGACAACTAATACAGGGTTGCAACATATATCACTATTGCAATATTTGTAAGGGTAGCATATACTGCTACTATAGAAACAAATAAGGAGACAAAAGCATGAACTTACAAGAAAAGATTAACAACACAGAGATTGGACGATTCGATTTGATTAAGTATAAATACGGACTGATCCGAGGCGTTAAGTTTCATCAAGGTAAAAAGCTACGAGCTATGGAGTACGAGGCAATAGATAATTAAGTATCATAATTTATTCTGCGAATGTCGTAAGTGCGTTCCAAGCATTAACACTTACATAAGGAAGTTAAAACAAGCTTAATAAGAAAACGGAAGTCTTATGAAGAACAACCATCCAATTACACAATCTAGTCACTGGCAATCTATAATGACGCTTAGTGAAGAACTAGGGAGGTTACTCAATGCCAAATAAAGGTACTTACACTAATCACTGGCACGGCGACTTAGTTGACGCTGAACCCGGTCTTGATCAGGACTTTGAGGGGAAACACCTCGACGACCCAAGAATTGGTGCAGAGCCAGCCGAGATAACCGAGATAACCGCCAAGGAACAAGCCGGTGAGTCGATCATCTAATTACACCCCCCAAGACAAGCGTCACTATATAGGTGATGACCCAGTAGTCGTAGAGAAACGTAAGTATGATAACAGCCACTGGGATGGAAAATTATATCCTGACTGGCTGTTAAAAGACGAGGGCGATAACTTCCCCGAATCACCCGAGCAGGCAGGCTGGGATAAGCAACACGAAGATGAAGACGGCAATTAAATAATAAGGAGAACATGATGAGTAGATCTCAACCAACAGCAACTAACCCGGCAACCCGATTCTTTCAATGGAAAGGTGGTGAGGGCAAGCTAGAGTTTTATGACAAAGAACAAGCCAAGCGTATTAACGTACCGTTACCCTTTGAGTTTCTGGTTTTAGACGAACTAGCTACTATTACTGGATTCTGCGAACCAGATGAATCAGGCTACTGGAGCAATGAAGTACGATCAGTCGCTAAGGAAGAACTAACTGTTCGTACCGCTAAAGGCACTAAGCAAGTCGGCCTATATAAAGACCTAGCCGATGTT